AGTGCAAACGCATTTGCAGAGATGGCTTTCTCAATTGAGAAGCAAACTGTAACAGCTAAGACACGTGCTCTTAAAGCAGAGTATACTCTTGAATTAGCTCAAGACCTTAAAGCAATTCATGGTTTAGAAGCTGAAACTGAATTGGCTAACATCCTTTCATCTGAAATCCTTGCGGAAATCAATCGTGAAGTTGTTCGTACAGTTTATGTAACTGCTAAAGCTGGTGCACAGGTTGATACAACTACTGCAGGTATCTTTGATATGGATACTGATTCAAATGGTCGTTGGTCAGTTGAGAAGTTTAAAGGCTTAATGTTCCAAATCGAAAGAGATTGTAACGTTATCGCTCAACAAACTCGTAGAGGAAAAGGTAACTTCATTATTTGTTCTTCAGATGTTGCATCTGCTTTACAAATGGCTGGCGTTCTTGATACTGCACCTGCTCTTAACAACAACTTACAAGTAGACGATACTGGTAATACATTTGTTGGTGTTATGAATGGTAAGATCAAAGTATATGTTGATCCTTACTCAGCTAACAGTACTGCTAAGCAGTTTTATGTTGCTGGTTATAAGGGTACTAATCCATATGATGCAGGTTTATTCTACTGCCCATACGTTCCTTTACAAATGGTTCGTGCAGTTGGTGAAAACACTTTCCAACCGAAGATCGGCTTCAAGACTAGATATGGTCTTACAGCTAATCCTTTCGCGGAAGGAACATCTGCTGGCTTAGGTGCTTTGACAGCTAACAGCAATACTTACTACCGTAGAGTTCAAGTTACAAATATTATGTAATTTGTTCATGAAGTAAGTATAAGAAGGGCCTTAATTGGCCCTTTTTTATTGTTTAAAATAAAGTTTGACTTTCTTCTTGATATGTAGTATAATATAAATATTACTATGAAAACACGCCCCGACAATATAGATTTTGCGAACCCTACTCAGTTTAGGTTTGTAATTCAAAAACTACCAAATACAGAATTCTTTATTACTGGTGCTAATGTCCCCGGTATATCATCACCGCCTGCGGAACAAGGATCACCATTTAAAGCTATCCCCCAGGCAAATAATGTATTGGAATACGAACCATTAGAAATTACATTTCTCCTTAATGAAGATTATAGTAATTATGAAGAAGTATATAATTGGTTAATGGGATTAGGATTCCCTGAAGATTATAAACAATCAGAAAGAACATACTCTGATGCTACGTTAATTATTTTAACTAATAAGAATAACCCAATTGCAAAATTTACATTCCATGATACATTCCCAACATCATTAAGTGGTGTTAACTATTCAGTGCAAGCAACAGATACATCCCAAATAGAAATTACAGTAACACTTGACTATACAATTTTTAAATTTGAAAAACTATAATATGAAACTATATGACACTAGAAGAACTCCAAGAGCAATCTGAAAAGGACTTAAAAATCAACGATGCTTTATTAGATGATGAAAGTTTAAAGACACCCACTCTTCATAATAAGTACCTCCAATACCATAACCAATTCTCTCTTTTATTAAGGAAGGTTGAATATGACTATGCTATCCTGCTAAGACAGAAGTGGGAGTATTATACAGGTAAAGCTTCCCCTGAAATATATAAAGAAACTCCATTTGATTTTAAAATACTTAAATCAGATATTCCTATATACTTAGATTCAGACCTAGACCTTATTAAGATTAGGCAAAAGAAAGACTATTATAAAGTGATTATTGCTTACTTAGATCAAATTATTAGATCATTAAATACCAGAACCTTTCATATTAAGTCTGCTATTGAATGGAAGAAATTTGTGGAGGGGGATTAATGATTGAAGTAACTAAGTTAAATGATGTATATATAAAAATTAAGACTGACGATGGTATAGCTCGTAATTTATACGATTACTTTACATTTGAAGTTCCAGGCGCCAAGTTCATGCCTTCTGTTAGGAGAAAGATTTGGGATGGGAAAATTAAATTATATAATTTAAAAACCCATACGTTGTATATGGGTTTATTGGTCCCCCTTATAAAATGGGCTTCTAAACATGGTGAACCATTAACTATATCAGATGACTTAAAAGATATTAAAGATATATCTATCGAAGATATTGAAAAGTTTATCTCCATGATTAAACCTACATCTAAAGGGGTTGTATTAGATGTTAGAGATTACCAAGTTAATGCTATCCATCATGCAATTAAATTTAATAGGTCACTCTTATTAAGCCCCACCGCTTCAGGTAAGTCATTAATTATATATTTAATGGTTCGTTTCTATAATAAACATAACGTACTTATCATAGTTCCTACAGTATCTCTCGTTAATCAGCTGTATAGCGACTTTAAAGACTATGGATATGATGTAGAAACCAATTGTCATAAAATAATGGCCGGTGCCGAGAAAGAATCAGATAAGAGAATAACTATTAGTACTTGGCAAAGTCTTTATAAACTACCAAAAGGTTATTTTGATAAGTATGGGGTTATATTTGGGGATGAAGCTCATTTGTTCCAGGCTAAAGCTCTTACTTCTATAATGACTAAATTGACTGATTGTAAATATAGATTTGGATTAACAGGGTCGCTCGATAATAGTGTTTGTAATAAATTAATATTAGAGGGGTTATTCGGGCAACTTAAAAGAGTTACCACCACCAAAGCTCTTATCGATAAACAACATTTAAGCCAATTTAGAATTAGAGCATTTGTTTTAAAACATAAGAGGCCTAAAGGTAAGAAATTCGATTACCAGCAAGAATTGGATTACCTCGTAACAAATCCTGATAGGAATAATTTCATTAAGAAATTGGCTTTATCATTAAAAGGTAATACTTTATTATTATTTCAGTTCGTGGAGAAGCACGGGCAAGTTCTCCAAGAGATAATTAAAGATAACGATAAAGAAGTATTTTATATACATGGTGGGGTTGATGCTACTACACGTGAGGAGATAAGAAACCTTGTTGAAACAAAGGATAATTGTATCATAGTAGCTTCAAGCGGGACCATGAGTACAGGAATTAATATTAAGAATATACATAATATTATATTTGCAAGCCCTTCTAAATCGCGTATTAGGAATTTGCAATCTATAGGAAGGGGATTGAGGAAGAGTGATAATAACCAAATAACAACTCTTTATGATATAGCCGACGATCTTCAAACGAAGAATTATACATTAAGACACTTCGTCGAAAGAATTAAGTTATATAATGAAGAACAATTTGAATATACAATTAAAAAATATGAGCTACAAGACATTACGATTAACCAATAATGATGATATTATTGGTGAGGTAGAAACGCGAGACGATGAGATTGTTGTAATACACAATCCATTATTAATAACATACGACGGTGATGGTTCTTTAGTATTATATGATTGGATACCCCATTCTGATGATACTGAATACTATCTCCACTTCACACAAGTTGTAAATATTTCCAATCCTGCGTCATGGATATTGGAAATAATTAACGAAGAGTATAAAGATGAGTCGACAGAAAGTGACTCATATCATTGACATTAACCTGGATTTATGATATAATAATAATATGAATTATATAAACAACAAAGACTTTTTTAAGGCCATGGTAGCATGGAAGGATCTCTGCAATAATAAAGAGGGGGATAAGAATCCTCCTTTAGATAATTATGTAGGGGAATGTATATTGCAGATTGCTAATAGGCTTTCGCTTAAACCCAACTTTATTAATTATACTTATAGAGATGAGATGATAGCTGATGGAATTGAGAATGCTGTTATGTACGCGCACAACTTCAACCCGGAAAAATCTAGTAACCCATTTGCTTATTTTACACAAATTATTTACTACGCCTTTATTAGAAGGATTCAAAAAGAAAAGAAGCAACAGCATGTAAAACATAACATTATTGCACAAATGAGTGCTGATACTGAAGATACTGAAACTAATGAGATGATAACTTATTTGCAAACTAATTACATACCGAAGGAACCTGTGTATAAAGTAAAAACTAAAGAGAAAGTAGATAAGAAAAATGTAAAGCAAAATCTTGAAAATTTCTACGAATGAAGATAGCTTTAATAACAGACCAACATTTCGGTGCAAGGAATTCTGATCAAAGATTCTCTAATTACTTTAAAGAATTTTACGATAATACTTTTTTTCCTTTCCTAAAGGAACATAATATTGATACTGTTATAGACCTCGGTGATACTTTCGACTCGAGGAAATATATCAATTACAAATCATTATTAGATTCAAAACAGATGTGGTTTGACCGACTTAAAGATGAAAATATTAAACTTCATTCCATTATCGGTAACCATACTATCTTTTATAAGAATACCAATCAAGTAAATTCTATGCGGTTGTTATTTGATAAATTTGATAATATGTATATTTACCCGGAAGCGGAAGAAGTTGAGTTTGATGGATTGAGTATATTATTCATGCCTTGGATTAATTCTGAGAACCTTGATTACGCTATTAATACTATTAATAATACTAAAGCACAAGTTTGCTTTGGTCATTTAGAACTATCAGGGTTTGAATTAAATACCACTACAATAAGCACGGGTTATTCTAAGAAATTATTTAATAAGTTTGATATTGTTTATTCAGGTCATTATCATAGGAAGAGTGATGACGGCCAAGTATTTTATTTGGGATGCCCTTATCAAATTACTTGGAATGATTATAATTGCCCTAAAGGGTTTCATGTATTTGATACAGAGACGCGGGAACTTGAGAGAATTGTAAATCCTTACAGTATATACGAAAAAATATACTACGATGATACTAAGGATATGAATTTAGATCTTACCCGCTACAAAGATAAATTTATTAAAGTTGTAGTGGTGAATAAAAAAGATCTATTTGCATTCGACCAATTCATCGATAAATTATTAAATAATGTCAACACGCATGATGTTAAGATTATTGATAATTTTGATGATACTGAAGTCAGTGATGAAGCAGTAGAGAATATATCAGATACACTTACATTGTTGGACACTTACGTTACGGAGATGAATATCGATATTAATAAAGATAGATTGAGTGGAATCCTTAAAACGCTATATACTGAAGCGGCTGATATAGAATGATTATCTTTAAGAATATTTCATATCGCAATTTATTATCCACCGGAAATACCCCGACAGTAATAGGTCTTAATGATTATTCAAGTACTCTTATTGTAGGCAAGAATGGCCATGGGAAGAGTACCATATTAGATGCACTTACGTTTGTATTGTTTGGGAAAGCTTTTAGAAATATATCTAAGACCTCGTTAATCAATTCTGTTAATAACGGTGGTACTTTAGTCGAAATAAAATTTGATGTAGCTAAAAAGAATTTTAAAATCGTTCGAGGCATGAAGCCCAATATATTCGAAATATGGCAAGATGGTGTTATGATCAACCAAGATGCTGCTGTAAGGGATTATCAAAAATATCTAGAGCAACATATCCTCGGAATGAATTATAAATCATTTACTCAAGTTGTTATTCTTGGGGCTTCAACTTTTATACCTTTTATGCAACTCCCCAAAGTAACGCGGAGAGAGATTGTAGAGGATATATTAGATATTAGAGTATTCTCTCTTATGAATATTATCTTAAAGGTTAAAATAAAAGATCTCTTAAGTGATTTAAAAGATTTAGATTATAAGATTGATATTAATAATAATATGATTGAGATAAAGGAAGAGTATATCAAATCTGCAGATGTTAATAAGAAACAGCTAATTTCAAATATCAATAAAGAGATAGAAAAAATATCATTAGATATTGATAATAACCAAGAGGAGTTTGATCTTTTAAAGGAATGCAATGAGGGTTTATTAGTTGAAACTTCTAACCAATTACTCATAGAATCAAAGATAAAGAAGATACATCAGACGAAAGCATCATTAAGAACGAGCAAAGATTCTTCGAATAAACATAAGTCGTTCTTCGAAGATAATGATGAATGCCCTATATGCACCCAAGTTATTGACAGTTCAATTAAAGAGAATAAAATCGGCCATTATAAAGATCATATTGATAAGTTGGAATCAGCAGTAGTCGATATATCTAAAATAGAAGAACAAGAGCAAGGTCTATTAGATAAGATCAAAAGAACCTTAATCACAATACAAAATAATGAAGTGAATAAGGCTAAGATTCACTCTAGTATATCAGAAATGAATAAATACCAAACAAAACTAAACAATGATAAAGAGACCTTACAAGGTCAAGAAACAGGGGATCAGGATAAAGAAGATTTGGGTAAGTTGAAGGGTATTAATATAGCGCATGAAGATAATAGAAACGAATTAAGGGAAGAGAAAGTTTACCTTGATGTTATTAAATCCTTATTAAGAGATGATGGTATTAAAGTAAAGATAATAAGGCAGTACCTTCCTATAATGAATAAATTGATTAATGATTATTTACAA